GGCGCGGCGAGCTCGGCCTCGGCCGCGGCGACCCGCTCGAGGCGCGAGATCTGCGCCTTGGTCCGCGTCTCCTCGGCCTCGAGCGCCGAGAAGCGCTTCTCCTCGTCGGCGCTGATCTCGCGGTTCGCGAGCTGCGCGGCCTCGAGGATCGCCTTCAGTTCCTTCACGATTTCGGCGCGACGGGCGCGGAGCTGCTCGAGAGTCACGCGGGGCCCTCCGGCGCGGCGCTGCGGGGACGCGGCGCGCGCGCGATGCCGGCTTCGGTGGCCGGGATCTTTTCGGGTGCTGGCCCGCGCTGGGGGCCGGTCGGCTATCGCCGTTCGATCGTCTCGAGCTTCCGCTCGAGCTCGCTCCTGCGAGGCGCTGGTCGCGCTGGCGAGCGCAGCGTCTGGAGCTTCTGGAGGATCATGGCGGGGGAGGCGCCCCCCGTCAAGCCGGCCGCCGTGCGCAGCTCGCGCACCAGCGCCGAGTCGGACCCGGCGTAGGCCGGGAAGGTCACGGGCGAGACCTCGTGGAGCTCGACCTCCTCGAGCTCGCGCAGGATCTTGTCGCCGGAGAGCGTCTCCGGGGCGCGCAGCGCCCGGAACCCGAACGAGCTGCCGCGGACCTCGCCGCGGCGCAGGGGGGAAAAGACCCGGTCCTGGTTCGTCGGCGTCTGGTCCGGCCGGATCTCGTAGCCGAGGCCGTGGTCGTCCTCCCAGACCGTGAGGGTCCCGGCGCTGGTGCGCCCGAGCGGCCAGGCGGAGTCGTGCTGCCAGAGCCCGACCACGTCCGGCTTCTCGCGCAGGCTCTTCCCGAAGGCCCCCGGCCGGATCACCTCGTAGTAGTCGCCCCAGAGCTGGGTCTCCTGGTTGAAAACGGCCGCGTAGCCCCGGATTCGGGGCAGCCCGGAGGCGTCCTCCTCGATCCGGACCTCGCCCGCGAAGCCTCTCCGTTCCACGTCTAGCCCTCCCCTGCCGCGCGCCGGAGCTCCTCGGAGGCGGAGGCCACCGGGCGTTCCGACCAGGTTGCGATCACGCTCTCGAGCCGCCCGCGGAGCCCGGCCGGGCCCCCGGCGAGCGCTCCGGTCAGCGCCTGGCGCGAGGCGACCGCGTGGCGCCCGACCGCGGCCCCGATCCGGCGTGCCGTCTCGAGCTCCGGAACCTCGCCGGCGAGCGCGCGCAGCGCCGGGGCCAGGATCTTCGAGGCGAGCTCGCTCCAGGCCGCGCCCTCGGCGTAGAGCTCGCCCAGCGCCGCCTCGGTCCCGGCCGGGTCGAGCTCGCGCGCCAAGAGCTTCCGGAGCTCGCGCGTCTCGGCGCGGACCAGGCGGGAGAAGGCGTCCTCGAGGACCGGGCCCAAGAAGCGCGCTGGAAGTAGCCGCGGCGCGTCCTCAGGGGTGCTTGCGGGGAGCTCCGCACGCGCCGGCGGCGCCTTCGGAATCGCTCCGATCGGCTGGGGCTGCGGGCGGGCTCCGGGCTGGTTCGCGCCATCCTTCGCGCCGTCGACCGGCTCGGGGCCCATGAAGAGCGGCACCAGGAACTCGTCGAGACCCTCGGCCGGGTCGAGCTCCTCGAGCTCGCGCACCTCGTTCCGGTTCATCCAACCCGTGGTGACTGCGACCCGGTGCGCGTTCACGCGGGTCGCCGTGTCGCCGCGCAGGAGCCCGTCGACCTGGTGCTTGATGTAGTAGCCCGCCTCGCGTTCGGCCTCGGAGAGCAGATCCCGCTCCGCGGTCTGCTCGAGCGCCACCAGCCACGGCGTCAGGTGGAAGAGCACGAAATCGAGGCTTTGCTGCTCGATGTTCGAGAACGTCGCCTTGTCGAGGATCCCGACCAGGTGCGGCGGGATCCCGAAGATCTGCGCGATCTCCTCGCGCGAGAACTTCCGCGTCTCGAGCAGCTGCGAATCCTCGGGGCTGACCTCGAGGACCGTCAGGTCCATGCCTTCCTCGAGGATCGCCGCGCGATGCTGCCCCTCGCCGGTGTACGCCGCGCCGAAGCTCGAGCGCAGGCGCTGGTAGGCCGCGTCCTGCTCGACGGGATTCCCGCCGAGCTTCGCCGGGTGCTTCAGCACGATCGACGGCACCGCGCCGTTCGCGAAGTAGCGCGAGGCGTAGCTCTGCATCGCGAGCGCCGATCCGAAGGTCTCGCGGGTCGCCGCGATCGGCGAGACCCCGAGCACGCCATCCATGGAGAGCCCCGTCGAGTGCCAGAGCTCGGAGGCCTTGAAGCTCTGCGCGGCGGTCCCGGGCGGCTGCCAGCGGAAGACCAGATTGCGATCGCCGGCGCTGCGGTCCACGGTCACGTAATCCCAGCGCATCGGGAAGAGCCCGAGCACGCGGCCCGCAGCGGTGCGCGACGCGAAGGCCAGCGAGTTGCCGCGCAGCATCAGCTGGGCGAACCCGAACTGGCGCAGCTGGAAGGCCGTGGTGCGCGCGTTCGCGAGCGAGTGCAGCCGCCGATACAGCGGGTGCTCGGTCGCCTTCTTCCGGCTCTTGCCCTCCCGTTTGAAGACGCAGAGCGGGAGCGCCGCCACGTTCGAGGACAGGAAGTTCACGCACGAGTAGACGGTCGCGATCTGTACCGCCGATTGCTCCGAGACCGCGGGCCCGGCCTGGGTCGGGAGCCCGATCCCGAGCAGCGTGCGCCAGCCGCCCGGCGTCTGTGGGAGTCCGCGGGCCTCGGGCGCGCGCGCGAGCGTGCGGGCGATCACCGGATCCCCAGGCGCCATCCCGAGAGCGCGAGCACCGCGCCCGCCGCGATCCAGGCGCTCGGTCCGTGGACCAGGGTGATGCCGTACACCACGCCCGAAACCCCCCCGAGAATCAGCATGTCCGAGAGCAGCTCGCGGCGCAAGCCCCAGAGCGCGCGGAGGGCTCTCACAGGACCAGGAGCCCGCGCTCGCGGTAGACCGAGCCCGAGACCGGAGAGCCCTCGTTCCGGAGCGCGCGGTCGAGCGCCATGATGAGGGCCACGACGCCGTCGATCTTGGCGCGGCTCTTCTCGCGGTCGGGCTTCACGTTGCCGGCCGGGTCGATCCGGACGGTCAGGTTCGCGGCCTGCCAGTTGAGGACCGGGTTCCCGCCGTGGCGCAGGCGCCCCGAGATCGCGAGCTTCAGCAATTCCTTCGTCGGCGCGGTGAGACTCGGGAATCCCTGCCGGATCGGCACCATCTCGAGACCGAGCTCTTCCCCGGCCTGGGTCGCGAACTGGGTCGCGTTCCAGGGGTCGTAGCCGACCTGCAGGATCGAGAGCTCCTCGGAGAGGGTTTTCAAGTCGCGGTGGATCCAGGCGTAGTCGATCACGTTCCCGGGCGTCGCGGTGATCCAGCCCTGCTCGACCCAGAGGTCGTAGGGCACGCGATCGCGCCGGCGCTTCTCCGGGTCGGCGGCGACGTCCTCGGGCATGTAGCAGCGAACGAAGAGGTCGAAGGGGCCGTCGTCTTCGGGCACGGCGACGAGCGCCAGGGCCGCGAGATCGATCGTCGACGCGAGGTCGACGCCGGCGTAGCAGGCACGGCCCGCCATCCCGGCCAGGAGCTCACCCGGGGTGAGCTCGCCGGCGCAGGCCTGCCAGACCCGGGGATCCAGGTACGAGGCCGTGCCCGCCACCCACTGGTTCATCCGCAGCCGCCGGAAGGCGTTCTGCGCGCCGGGCTCGGCCTTCGCCTTTTCGGCCTGCTCGGCGAGCGAGTCGATCTTCACGCTGACGCCGAGGTTCGGGTTCGCCTTCCCCCAGACGGCGGGATCGGCCCAGTCGTCGCCCTCGTCGAGCTCGGCGACGTAGCCGAAGTGGGTATCGTCCTCGAGCGCGCCTTCGAGAATCTGGCGGGTGTAGAGGTAGAGGTGACCGCACAAGCTCTCGAGCTCCTGGCCCGCGGTCGTGATCCCGAAGAGCAAGGGCTGGCGGCGCGCTCCGGTCGCGGTCTCGATCACGTCCCAGAGCTCGCGGTTCTTGTGGGCGTGGAGCTCGTCGATGATCGCGCCGTGGATGTTGAGACCGTCGAGCGTATCGGCGTCGGCGCCGAGCGGCTCGTACTTCGAGGCGGTCCCGGGCACGTGGAGGTTGTCCTTGAAGCTGCGGATGCGGCGCAAGAGCGCCGGCGAGGCCTTCACCATCCGCACGGCCTCGGCGTGGACGATCCGCGCCTGGTCGCGCTTGGTCGCCGCGGTGTAGACCTCGGCGCCGGGCTCATCGTCGCCGACCAGCAGATAGAGCCCCACGCCGGCGCCGATCGTGCTCTTGCCGTTCTTGCGCGCCACGAAGCAGAGCGACACCCGGAAGCGCCGGGTCCCGTCTTCGCGCAGCCAGCCGAAGGTCGAGCCGATCAGGAACTGCTGCCAGCCCTCGAGCACGACCGGGGTCCCGGCCCACTCGCCCTTGGAATGCTTCAGGAAGCGGAAGAACCGGACCGCCCGGGCCGCGCGCTCGCGGTCGAAGCGGAGCCCGCGGGCGTGACCCGTCTCGAGGTCGCGGCGGTGGCGCAGGGCCGCGAGCCGCTCGAGGCGCCCGACCGCGCGGCGCCCCTCCTCGACCTCGACCAGGTAGCGGTCGAAGCGCGCGAGATCGCTCACGCCGCGCCGCGCCCGCCGCCGAGGAAGAGGTCGAGCTCATCTTCCGCGGAGGGCGCCGAGAGCTTGATCCGGGACCGCGAGCTCGGCGTAAGGCCGAACTCGGCGAGCAGAGCAGTCGCAGCCCGCAGCTGCGCCGTCGAGCCCCGGGCCCGCGAGAGCACCGCGGCCAGGAGCTCGCCCCCGCGGCCCGGATCGTCGGCGGCAGCGTGGGCGATCTCGGAGAGCGTCGCGAGATCCGGGACCTGGCGGGCGTCCAGGTAGTCGGCGATCGCGCAGCAGGCGAGCCCGAGGGCCGTCTCGTCGAGCTCGGTCAGGATCTTCGAGCGGAGTAGCGCCGGCGCGAGCCGGGCCCAGACGAATCGCGACTCGCCCCGCGGGATCCAGCGCGGACAGCGCCCGGAATGCGCCGGCGCGGCCGGCTCGGCCGGATTGATCGCGCGTTTCCCTGGATTCCCCGCCAGGAGTTTCAGCTCCGTCGGGAGCGGTTTGCGGCCTTTCACGGGCGAATCCCCCAGGGTTTCCGGTGCTTTATGACGCAGCGCGGCAGAAACGCGGGCCGGCACAGATTCGCGGGCGCGTACGCGTGGG